CCCCCATAGGAGGTGCATGATGAAAAGTCCGATAGCGCTCCTCACAAGTCTTTTGACTGACGTCAAAAGACTTGAACCTGGTGTGAAAGGCCTCGATCGAGATATCATCACGATCGAGAATCGTTTCGAAAATGAAGGCTACGGTTTCCTTACCGTAGCTTTGCCTGCCTTGGATACTGCTCTCGTGAGAGGCATATCTTCCGGTAGGTTCACCTGCCCCATTGGATTTAAGAAAATCCGTGGGGGAACAATCCCGTGCTTGTTTTCGGGTATGTTCTGTGAGATTTTCGATTCGAGAACTGGACTCCTTAAAGACGATACCAACTTCGGTATCCTGAAGGCGCTTCACGGCGTGCTTCTACTCTTTAAGAAAACACGTTTATCACCAGAAAATGAAGAACTTCTTCATCAAAAGGCGGTAGATGAGTTTTATCAGTGTGACGAGCGTGCAAGTCAGGTTGTTATACCCGACAGGCATGATCATCACATTGATCGTGTTTGTCGTTACGTACTCTACTCCCTCAAACAAAAGGAAGCAAATTATGCAACGTACAAACACGGTCCAGGGGCGGTCAAAGAAGGCTTCAGATCCAACCAGAAATGGTCAGAGCTGGAGCGAGTCATTAGAAACGACTCACAACTCCCCGATTGGGCAGGATACTCTGAGTTCCTCGTTGCGGATGTTTCTCCAAGATCTGGAGGACAAAGCAACTGGTGTCTACGGCGAGACGATAGTCTCGCTGGAAGAATACCAGGAAATGAAGAGAATCTGGTCCTTTTTCAGGAAGCGGATTTCTTTGAACGTCGGCCGCGACTAGATAGTGCGAAACTTATTTCCGTCTTGAAAAATTCTACTTCAAGGCGGACTATTACTATTGAGCCTATGCTGAATCAATTTCTCCAGCAAGGGCTAAGTTCACGGTTAAAGTCTGCTATAGACTCGTGCCGTGTCCTAAGTAATAGCATCGCACTAACCCATCAAGAGTTCAACCAAAAATTGGCTCTTGAGGGCTCCCGTTACGACAACTGGGCAACCATCGACTTAAAGTCTGCGTCTGATCTTATGAGCCAAAAGCTCGTAGGATTAGTCTTCAGACAGTTCCCTGATTTCTATCAGAGAATGATGGATTGTCGTTCGCCTGTTGTTGAGGAGGCATCCAAGCCTTCCTTAACCCTAGGTAAGTTTGCCGGAATGGGTAACGCTTTAACGTTTCCAGTCCAAAGTGTTTGCTTTGCGGTAGTCTGCATTGCAGCCATCTTGGATTACCAGGGGTTCTCCCCTAGTTACTGGAACGTTAGGCGCGCTAGTCGTTGTGTACGTGTGTACGGCGATGATATCATCGTTCACACGGAACACGCACAGCAGGTTGTGAACTGGCTTCAAGATGTTGGCCTTCAGGTCAACATTAAGAAGAGCTTCCTTTCAGGAAACTTTAAGGAGAGCTGCGGTGTCGAAGCATTTAAAGGGGTTGATATAACTCCTTTATATCTCCGACACCGGCCAGATCAACAAATCGCCGAAAGTCCTAGTGTTATTGCCGGCCTTGTAAGCCTATCCAACCACATGTGGATGGAAGGTCTTTACTCTGCCAGCACCTGGCTTAAAGACTTGGTGGAGACTGCATTAGGAAGCAGGCTCCCTCTTGTCTCTAGGCACTCTGGTTCACTAGGGTGGCATAGCCGTCTTGACGCAGCGGAACCGCATAAGTGGTGCCGTTACACGCATCAGTTCCTAACCAGAACTTTTGCGCTTGTCCCTGTTAAACGCAAGGACAAGTTAGATGGTTATGCCGCGTTGCTTAAGTGCTTCCATATGCCCCGGAAGGAGCATTCGGAATTCCACGCGAGTGGACTCTTTATGCCAGACATTCTTGTCTGGGATAAGGATCACCTGAGTAACACTGCTATACGGTATAAAAACCGTTTAGCCCGGCGATGGGTGCCGTCACACGTTGTGGCGGTAAAACCTTCAGGCTTATAGCCAGAAGTCAGAGAGGCTGCTTTGAAAATCCATCATCTTACGATAATGG